CATAACTCTGTCGTCATGTGGAGAACCGTGAGTAGAGCCATTGTCGTCACGAACAAATGTCTTTAGTTCAGCAACTGTATATTCGCATCTTATCTCAATCTCACCATCTCTGATTGAAGCATTTAGCTCATCTATAGCTAATGGCTTAGACAATGTTGTTGTGCGCCAACCCAATGATTCTGTTGCCTCAGAATGCCTCTGGGTTAATTTACGTTGCCTATAAAGATTAGTATAATTCTTTTTATTTAAAGAAGTTAAAGTTGTTAAACCATGGTTGTTAGACTCAACTCCAACTAATGCACTATTATAAAAATAACCTAGACTTAAAAGAACATTCTCGCCAAATTGGTCAGGGTCAATATGCCCATGCCATTCAGCAACTACAAGTCCAGTTCTAGCGTCAATAACGTGAGCTGCAGAATAGTCTCCTCGAGCCAAACCTTCTGCAACGTCAGCCCCAATACAATAAACTCCACCATACTGTGGCAATGCCCATATTGATAATGGTCCACCTGTTGATTCAAATATAAAAGAATTAATGCCTTCATTTAATCTTTTGTTTATGCCGGTTTTTGGCTTTTCGCAAACTTGTCTATTTAAAGCATCAATGTCAAACACTGGACGACCAGAACGGATGAATGCTTCTTCTGGGTTTGATGGGTATTCTTGGTGTAGCTGCCATTCTGGCAATTCTGCCTTTTGTGCATCGTACCAAGCTTGGTCACGGTCTGTGTTTGCTGACCAGGGATAGAAGATTCCATGGAAACGATTAGTGCCAGTCTGAGACCCATGCCACAAATTAAAGAATATATTGCCTTCACCCTTAGCAGTAGAAAGACAGATAACACGACCACCAACGTCAGCAATTGGCTCGATAGATGCCCAGGCCTCTTCTGGGTTAGGCAAGAAGGCCATCTCGTCAATGATAGCCATATACACGGATTCACCACGAGCAGGCTCATTAGCTGATGGTAATGATTCAATTACTGAGTCATTACTAAAAGACATTTTAAGAACGTTGTTCTGCAGTAGCTCAGGTCCGTTTAGTCTCATCCAGTCTGGCAAGAACTTGTATATATACTTTGTTTTAGAAAGAAGTTTTGCGGCTTCTCTTTCAGTCTTAGAAAGCATAACTATAAATCTATCTGGCCAAAAGAATGCCAACCAAAACGAATAAGCTGCAGCTAATGTAGAAAAGCCAATCTGACGTGATTTAAGAACAATTGTATAACGCTTTTCAATCCAAGCTTTAGCAGTTTCAGATTGTGCTTCACGTAATGTGAATGGAATCTTACCTTTGTTTGGATGTTTAATAAATGCGTAGTTATTGCAAAAGAATACAAAGGCTTCTAAAAGCTGCTCATTTGTAGCATCTTCTGGACCTTTACATTTTCTAAAATTATACTCATTTAATAGTTCTTCAAGTTGCATGTTAATATTTCTATATTAAATTATCACGTCTAGGGAATGAAATTAAACCATTTGTAAGAACAGCTAATGGTTCTATTATTTGTGCTGCCGAAAACATTGCTTCAACTGTGGTTTCTGCAACACTCCATTGAGCAAGCTGCCTTGTGTCAATCTCACCTTGAAGAAGATAGCAATAAACAAGAGTGCTAGCATCATCAATTGGACCTGTAGCAAAAGCTGGTTCAATTCTTACAACTTCTGTATTAATTGTAGATGTAGGGTCAGTTCCTACTCCACTTGACCAATCTATTTTCCAAGTAAAATATCTCATTGTAACTCCTTCGTAGTTTGTAGTCTATTGGAATTCATAGCGCCGATTTGTCTTAAAGCTTCTAAATGTGCAGCACCTGCTTGCGAACCACCTATTGACTCAAGTGTAGCTTGTGTGTTAAGTCGATTAGTCCAATAGTCAGACTGTCCCTTGTCTATTTCTTGTCTTGTAAACTGTTTAGGAAATGACTCAAAGATATTAATAAGCGTATCTAGTTCTCTGAATGCACCGATGCCAACTAATCTAGTTTGCTCTAAACCAAGTTCAATCTTCTGTGCTTCAAGTTCGTCTATCTCGTCTCCTGTTTGACGTAGTCGAGAAACCTTTATTTCGGAAATCTGCATATCCAATGTTACTTCTTTAATAGTATAATAGAGTGCTTGGATTTCAGTAACGCATTGAAAGTATTGCATCTCGGTTGTTGCATGTTGATTAATTACAAACTTTTCAATTTGAAATGGTGAGCGAGACTGTTGGACTTCAGCCATTGCGTTAAGAACTGTTGCGTCAAGACGCTCGGTGATTGCTGGTAATGGTTGCATTAGATTGTACCAGAGTTTGCAGCACCAGCGAGTCCGGCTCTAGCAGTTGTTAGCGTTGCTGAGATAGTTGTTCTTGTATCTGTACTAAAAGCTATTTTATTTATACCTGAAATGAATCCAGTATCATAACCACCAGCAAAGTAAGCAGCAGTTCCAGATTGGGCAGCACCAGCAAGGTCATATCTTGCGGTAGAAAGTGTTGCGGACAATGTAGTTTTTGTATCACCACTAAACGTTATTTTATCTATCCCTGAGAGGGGTCCAGTGCCATAACCACCAGCAAAGTACGCTGCTGTCCCAGAGTTTGCAGCACCAGCAAGAGAGCGTCTTGTACTAGAAAGTGTTGCTGAAAGAGTTGTTTTTGTATCGGCACTAAAGGCTATTTTATCTATTCCTGAGAGGTTTGCGCCATCATAACCACCAGCAAAGTAGGCTGCAGTTCCAGAGTTGGCTGCACCACCTTCTCCGCTTCTTGCGGTTGTCATCGTTGCTGATAGAGTTGTTTTAGTATCTCCACTAAATGTTATTTTGTCAATATTAGAAAAGAATCCAGCACCACTAGAACCACCAGCAAAGTAAGCAGCTGTTCCGGAGTTGGCTGCACCAGCAGCTCCGTTGCATGCATTTGTCAGCGTTGCAGATAATGTTGTTATTGTATCTCCAATAAATGCTATTTTTTGAATAACATTTGTGCGTACAGTTTCAATACCACCAGCAAAGTACGCTGCTGTTCCGGAATTTGCTGCACCGTTAAAATAAGACCTAGCGGCAGAAAGCGTTGCAGACAATGTTGTTTTAGTTTCACCACTAAAAGTTAGTTTGTCAATACCAGATACAAATGCACCATCATCACCACCAGCAAAGTATGCAGCATTAGCAGGAATAAATCCAGAAGAAACAATTCCAAGGGTACTTGGCATTATGCGCTCAAATCTCCTAGTAGTAAATATACATCAGAAGCTGTACACAGTAATGTTGCAACTGAATATTGAGCTCTAAGTTTTAATCCAGGAGTAGCATTAACCGTTGTTCCAGATGCCACAACTGTAGTTTGACCAGCACCAAGCTGTGCTATATCTATTCTTTGTCCAACACTTAAATCTAATGATGCATCTACTGTAAAGTTATTTGCTGAACCAACTGTCATTGTTATTAATTTGCCGGCATCTGCTGTTAAAGCTGTATAGCTTGCAGTTTTGTTTGCAGTTGTTTGTGCAGTCGACCAATCACCTGCAGCTCCAGTGGCACCAGTTACTCCAGCAGTTCCTGTAGCTCCTGTAGCTCCTGTTGCACCTGTTGGTCCTGTTGGTCCTGTTGGTCCTGTGGGTCCTTGATAAAAGGGACTGTCTAGTTCCCATCCAGGTATTGAGGTACGATAGATATAACTATTACCCGATGCTGAAAATGTTTGTCCATCACTTGGTGATGATGGAAAGTCTATTGCTGCCATTTAATTTAATCCTTTCAAGATTAATTTATAATTCTTCTTGTTGTTCTGGGGGCGGTTCCCATCCAGAGGATGTTTTAGTCCAACCAAAACCAATGTCATTTGGACATTCTTCTATAGGAATTATTGTTCTTCCTGGGCGTGAATATTCGGTAGTTCCATCCCATAAAATTATATTTAATAAACGATTAGTTTCATTGCATACTTCAATATATTTTTTACTCATTGTTTATCCTTATCCATAAACCCATACTCTGATTTCTCCACGGCCACCAGCACCACCAGTACCACCAGTTAGTGAAGCAGTTCCACAGCCTCC